CGCCGACGAGATCGAGCGTCTACGGGCGTGCCTATTCCAGATGCAGGGCGCGACTATGGATTTGCGCGCCCGCCTCGCGGACGCCGAAGCGCAAATCGAATCGCTGCAAAACCGCTGGGCGGCGCGACCGCTATCGCACGCGGATGGTGAGGTGTTGGCGAGGGAGAATGACGAGTTGCGGGCCGAGCTTGCCACTATCAAAGCAGATCACGCCGACTGCGAGGAGTTCGCCCGCAGGCTGATGGACGAGCGGGATGCGGCGCTGGCCCGCCTCGCGGAAGCGGAGCTAATCGCCGCCTCATGGAAACGAGAGGCGGAAATCAATGAGCAAATAGCTACGGAAGCGGAGCGGGACGCGGCGCGGTATCGGTGGCTTCGAAAAGCCCGCGAACACTGGGATGTCCTCCACCGCGAGGATGAAGATGCGTATTGGCAGGACTTGGCTGGAAATGAACTTGACGCCGCCATTGACGCCGCCGCTACTGACAGGGAGACAGGCCGCGAGAGAATCGGAGGGTTTCGGCGTGTTTCTAACTGCCGATGAACTCCGCGACCTCACCGGCTACCGCCGCGCGTCCGCCCAGGTGCGCTGGTTGCGCCGCAACGGCTACCGGTTCACAGTGAACGGCCTCGGGGCGCCGGTGGTGGCAGTCGCCGAGGTCACGCGCCGGCTGGTCGGGGGATCGGCGCCAAGGCAGGAGCCCAGACTCGAGGCGGTCAATGGGTAGGCGTCGCACGCGCGACCGGCATCTGCCGGCGCGGATGTACCTGAAGCACGGGGCGTACTACTTCCAGAACCCCGCCACACGGGCTTGGGAGCCGCTGGGCAAGGATCTGGCGCAGGCCCTGGCCGAGTACGGGCGGAAGGTCGGCGGCGCCTGGAGCGGCCGGACGCTCGGCGACGTGATCGACCGATACCAGACTGAGGTCCTGCCGCTGAAGTCCCGGCACACGGCTGACCTGCAGCGACCGCAGCTGGCCCGCCTTAAGAGGGTCTTCGGGCGCTGCCAGCCGGACACGGTCGAACCCAAGCACCTTTACGGGTACATGGACGCCAGACGCGACGCGAACGACCGCCCAGCGCCGTCCGCCGCGCGGCACGAGATCTCGCTGCTCGGCCACGTGTACGCGAAGGCGATCCGCTGGGGAGTGGCAGCCGGAAACCCCGTCCGCAAGCTTGAGAAGGCCCCCAAGCCGACGCGGAAACGCTACGTGACGGACGAGGAGTTCATGGCGGTCTGGCGGCTGGCGGCGGAGCGCATGCGGGTCGCGATGGACCTGGCACTACTGACGGGACTGAGGCGGGGGGATCTGCTGACCCTGAAGCGGGCGCAGCTGCTCGAGGCGGGGATCGCGGTTGAGACAGCCAAGACGGGGGCCGGCCTGCTCATCGAGTGGACGGCGGAACTGCGGGAGGTGGTGGAGCGGGCGAAGCGGCTGGCGCCGCAGGTGCCCGGGACCTACCTGCTGCGGACCCGGCGGGGCGGGCCCTACTCGGCGGCGGGCTTCTCGGCGATCTGGAAGCGGCTAATCGCGAAGGCGGTGGCGAAGGGCGTGATCTCGGAGCCGTTCACATTCCACGACCTGCGGCGGAAGTCGGCCTCGGACAGCGCCACCATCGGCGAGGCGCAGGCCCGGCTCGGCCACACCTCCGAGGCCGTCACCCGCCGGTTCTACATGGCGAAGCCGGCGAAGGTCAGGCCGCTGCGATGACTAGGCGCAGCTTCACGGTCCAACGTGGCGATTGGATCCGAACATCCACGACGAGCCGTCAGTGGACTTGCTCCGGGCACTGCGCCGGCTGCGCCAAGCTGACAGCGGGCCCGGTGTATCTCAGCATCAGCACCGGGCAGGTGCTTTGCCAGCCGTGCTGGTCCGCCCAGGAAATAGCGGACATGGCCCCGGAGGCGGACAGTGACCGCGTGTAAGTTGGCGCGCCCGGAGAGATTCGAACTCCCGACCTCATGGTTCGTAGGAATGCCGTCTCTCGCGCGTAACCGCTTGGGCCGCCGGGCTCTTTTCGGCCGCGCCCTGTCCGCTATTTCAGGAAGACCGCCGAGTGTAGGTGGTTGATTCTGCGAGATCCGGCCAAGTGATAGCGGACAGCGAATTACTGGCTCGCCGTCTCCCACCACCTGATCCAGCCGTCGAGCCTTTCGGCATCGCGGGCGCAGGCCGCGAAGTGCTCCTCTAGGGCTTGGTCAACAGCCGTTCGAGCCTCTCCGCTGTCGCCGGGCTCTCCGCCGGCGCCATCAGGGCGGGCGGTGGCGAGGGCGGCTTCGCGCAGACTTCGCTCACGCTCACGGGCGGTGTACTCGCGCAGGCGCTGAGCCAGGTCACGGCCGCGAGCATCGGCAATGCGGATCTCTTCACGTAGGGCCTCCTGCTGTCGTCTGGACTCCGCGGCGAGGACGTCCTCCCGCTCCCGCGCAGCCTTCACGAGAGCCGCCGTGGCGGCCTCCCGAGCTTCCCGGTCGCTGTCCCAGGCCGCCTGAACCCGGGCCGCTCCTGCGGCCTCTCCGCGGCCGTGGTGCCAGTTCGCCTGCCACCAGTACCCGGCGATCAGGGCCGCGGCCAGGGCGAGCCAGGGCAGGGTCCGGGCGAGGTAGCGGCTCCCGAGCATGGCGGCGAGCTGGATCATGGCGGCGACTCCTGCGGCCGGGACCGGCTGAACCAGAAGTTGAGGACCAGCATGACGCCGGCGGTCAGGACGGCCAGCAGCGCGGCCAGGGTGTCCTTCCACTCGACCGGGGTTGCCACCTTGCCGGTGATGAACAGCGCCAGCATGGCGAAGTAGCCGATCAGGAAGACCGCCGACAGCGCGATCTGGGCGCGCGCAACGGTAACCGATGTCGTCACGACTCGCCGCTCGAGCTCGGCGCGGCGGACTGGATGAGCGGCAGGACGTGCACCGGCAGGTGGGCGTCGGTCGGCGGCCAGCGGTAGCCGAGGATGCGCCAGGTCTCGAACGGCGCGATCGACACGCGGTTGCCCTGGTTGCCGCCGAGGCACATCACGCGGTTCCTGGCGTCGCGGCCGACCACGAAGCCGACGTGCCCACCCCCGCCGCGCTCGAACACGACGATCGAGCCGTAGGCCATGCGGTCGATCTGGTGGCCGTACTCGAGGTAGGCCCGCGCCCGGAACCATGCGCGGGGCTTGGGCTGGCCGGTTTCGGTCAGGCAGGCCGCGACGAAGGTGCCGCACCACGCGGTTTCGTCGTCACTCCACCAGCCGCCGAGAGCGCCGAGCCAGCGGGCAATGGTCGGATGCGTGCCGGGCCCGGGGATCTCGGCGAGGCCGAGGTAAGACCGCGCCCTGGCGATCCACGGCGGCTCGGTCACTTATCCACCTTCGTGTCCAGCTTCGTCTCGATCCGCACGAGCGTCTGTTTGATCTCACGCCAGTCCTCGCGGTACTCGGTGCGGCGGACGTATTCGCTCGGCACGATCTGCTCCAGCGCCTGCAAGCGGATCGCTTGCCGGTCCTGCTCTTTCATCAGGATCGAGACGTTGGCATACGCCCCGCCGGCTGTGGCTAGAACGGCTCCCAGCGCAATCAGGTCGCCCACGCTGAACGGCCCGAGGCGGAAATCGTTATGTGGTTCTTCTGACACTTGCAGTCCTTTAGCCGGCGGCGGTTACCATGTCTTGATCGGTTGATGGATTGCGAACTCGCCCGACGGCTCACGGCCATACACCGGCTTATCGGTCAGTTCGTGATTGACGCATCCGTGCAGCTCCGGCGAATACCGGCCGCACGTCGCGCACAGCTTCACCGCGACGCACCCGCCAAGGGTGTCGGACGTATTCAGGTCGCGGTAGTCGGGGATGCTGCTGCGGTGGGAATACTTGGCGTAAACCTGCCCGCCCGCGCAGCCGGCAAGCAGGACCGCCGCAAGGGCGACGCCGAGCGGCGCCATCGCATCGCGGAGCCGGCGATTCATTTAACCCGCGGGTCCTTACCGTCGCGGCTGTCCGGCTCGAATTCAGCGGGCGACCCGCCGCCGCCACCGCCGAACTTCTTCCGCTTGCGCGACGCGCGGATGACCAGGTAGATCGCCGCGATGACAGCCGCGACAAAAAGCAGCTCTAGCATCTCTGTCTCCTTGACTAGAAAGTATCCGAGGTCAGGGTCACCGTGGCGGTATCCAGCACGGAGCCGCCGGTCTCGCGAATCTCGACGAGAATGTCGGCAGAACCGTTCGCGCCGGACACGCCCCAAGCTCTAGACGTGCCAAGCCCCAACCACGTGCCGGCCGTGCCAACTGAAAGCGCGCCAGACTGAACCGTGACGCGAGCCTCGAAGCCGCTGGCGGCGCCCGACACCAGCCACTCGCCGCTGATGTAGCTCGTCCCGTCCGTGGATGTGGAGTAGTAGGCCCGGCCGTCATTCAGCAGGCCGTATTGCGCTTCGGGGAACAGGCCCACGTCGAAAACCGACTGGTTACTGATGGCAACGGCACCGGAAGCGCCGCCCACCATCAGGAGCTGGATGATGCTCACGTAACGCCAGCCCCCACCACCGCGAACTCATTGGCGGCGACGCAGAGGATCGTGGCGAGCCCGCGCTGCGCTAGCGTCCGGTTGCCAGTGGTAGCCGTGCCGGCGAGGCGCAGCGTCGTGCTGGCCCCCTGGGTAATGGTCTGATTCGACGCGCTGTTGTTGTAGACCGTGACGGCGTCACCGCGCTGAAAGACGCCGCTCGGGACAGTCACGCCACCGGTCGTGATCGATATGTGCTGGCCGATGTCGGCGCGGGACAGCGTGTATGCCGATGTCTTCGCCTTCTGCGGCACGGCCGCCTGCGTCCCGACGGTCGGCGTGACGTTGATGTAGTCGAATTCGAGCGTCCCGGCATTCGTTCCGCCCGGCTGATAGATCTGGAGGTAGATGCCGAGTACCGGATAGACGGGCGACGCCGCGCCCCTGTCCATCCGCACGACCCACACATCCTGTTGCCACTCGTGGACCGTCCGGGCGTTGATCTGGTCCCGGGAGAGGACGCCGTCGGTGCCGGGCCCGCTGACGACGGTGCCCGAGTCAAAGGCGAACTGCGGGACGCCCGGCGTGCCCGTGAAGCCCTCGACGCCAAACTTGGTCAGGCCCGCGGCGAGCATGAGTTGCGGGAAAAAGTGCTGCTGCGAGACGGAAGACGACAGGGAGTTCGTGCGACGCCAGCGGACGGTCACGGTCAGCAGCTCGCCGGCGACGCCCTGATTCAGTGGCGCTTTGACCACTGCGAGCTTCGTGCCGCCCTCGCCGCTGCTGTTGAACGTGCAGACGGCCTTGGCATTCGTGAGCCCGCCGGTAGTCTCCAGCGACCACGTCGGCTGCACCACAGAACCGTACACTGCTGGGGTGCGCGACCAGAATCTATCGAAAACGCCAGCACTGCGCTCGAAGGATGGGTCAGGCACCAGCGAGGACCGGCCGTCATCGCTTTCGACCTTCACCGGCGTCTGCCACGTGTAGTTGCTCGAAGGGTTCGGGCGCGTCCCGACGCTCGACCACATCGGATCCGAGTCGGCCGGCACGCTGTTCACGTTCGTGTACCAAGTGGCCGGAACGCCCGCCGAGGGCGACGGCGTGGCCGGCTGCGAGGCGGAACGCTTGAAAACCATATCAACGGCCTGCCCATCGGCGCCGTTCGTCCCGTTCGTCCCGTTCTGGAACGCCAGCACAGGGGCGGACCATGTGAGCGTCGAGTCGGTGCCGCTCGCCCCGGTGGTGGCCGCGACCGAAGTCGAGACATACACCGGATCGGTGCCGGCTGGGACACTCACCGACCACGACGCGGGTTGGGTGAGCGCCTGCGTGCCGAAGTTGAACGAACCGCCGGTCGGCGTCGCGGGAGCCGATGCGGCGCGTCGGTAAATCGTCAGCTCTGCGACGGACAACCCATCCGCGCCATTACTGCCCGACAGCGTGCTGACGACATTGCCCGTGATGCTCGTCGCGTCGCCGTTGTACGAATAGGCGAAGCGCACGCCCATCGAAAGCGTGCCTTCGTTGATCTCTGTGACCGTGACGCGGGTCGTGTTCAGGTCGCCATCGATGTGTGTCGTGGTGGCGCCAGTGAGCAGGCCGTTCGCGTCCCGGGTGATGCGCCAGGCGCGACGCGCGACAGCGGCGCCGGCCTGGTAGAACGTGCAGTCGAGGTCAACCGTGGTGGCGGTCGGCGCCCAGGTCGTCTGATCCACGCCACGGACCCACGCTGTCGGGCCGTCCGGGACGATGGCGGCGGTGACGGCATTCGCGCCCGGCGTGCCGTTCGTGCCGTCATTGCCGCTGATCTGGACAGGCGTTGACCACGAGCCGACCAGTACGCCGGCGAATGTCTTCTCGCCCTGCGAGAACCACAGCGGATTGCCGTCGGCGGCCGGCGGCGCGTCGGACCAGCCCGACGGATTGTCACCCGTCGGGGTCGCCGGCTGCGTCGCGGAACGGCGGAACACCGTGTCGATGTAGTGGCCGGCCGGGCCTGCCGCGCCCTGCTCGCCGACGATGCGGATAGCCGCTGACCAGGTGCCAGACGTGCCGACTCGCTGGCGCATGTACAGGTCGCCGGCCGTGAAGGTCGAATGCCAGCCGGTGGAGCCATCCACGCTGTACTGGATCTCCACCGAGTCGCCGGCCGGACCCGTCGAGGGCGAAGTTGCCGTGCCGCTCGCGGTCGTGGTCGTGGCTGTCGGCGTCCAGGCCGAGTACAGCAGCCCGCCCGTCACCGCCTTGCGGGTGCGCGCCCAGTAGTAGCGCGTCGCGCCACCTGGCAGGGTGTGCACGAAGCTGTCGAACAGGCCCTCGGCGATCTTCGTGGCGTTCGTCCGGTCGTTATCGATGGACGCCCACACCTCGACCACGTCGAACTGGTCAACCGGCGGGATGGCGAGCGAGACCAGGACAAAGCCAACCTGACCCGAAGCCGAGATCGAGGTCGGCGCCGGGGGCGGTGCCTCGCCGTCTTCTTCGGGCGTCTCTGCCGCCGGGACGTACTGGATGCGATAGCAGGCGTTCGACAGGTCCTGGAACTGGAAGAAGGCGGGGTCGAGGTAGCCCGCCGCCGGTTGAGTGATCGACAGGTTCGCGCTTTTTGGCAGCGGGTTTCCGTTGACGGGAACGACGCCTGTTGCGGCGGTGAACTTGCCGCCGAGATCGGGGATTGAAACGGCGGAGCCATCGAGCAGGATGTAGAGCGTCCCGGGGCCGCCCGCGCCTCCCGCGCCGGGGTACACGTCCGCCCCGTCAACCTGAACAATCGAGGTTGCTGCCGGATTTGCGCCTGAAAGGTTGATGGACGCGGAAGCGCCCAGGCCCATCCCGCGACATATGATGGCCAGGCCGGCGCCGGATGCGGACCCGGCGCCCCCATTGGCGATCACGGTCGTATCAAACGAGGCCTTCCCGCCACCGCCGCCCGATGTGCCGCGCAAGTCGGCGGGCAGGCCGATCAGGGCATTGCCGTCAACCTCAAGCGATAGCAGCGGTGCGGACGGGTACTTGCCGAGCGTTTGAGCGGCTGGCGCCGTGACCCACCTGAGTATTCCGGGCAGCGGCAACCGCCGCACGCCGTCCATGCCGCGAGTGTTGCCGACGTAGCCCGGCAGGCCCGGATTTAGGTCCAAGGCAGCGCCCGAACTCGCAACGCCCGCCTGACCGCGCCCGACGCCGTTGATCGTGCCGTTGATGGTGAAGAAGCCCTTCACCCTGATCTGCACGTTGTTGTTGACGGTCAGCGTGGCGCCGGAAGCAAGCTCCAGATCGCCATCGTAGTAGTAGACCGCGCCCGCGTTCGTCAGGCTGGCGTTGCCGGCAAGGTTGTACGTGCCGGCCTGGATGACGCCGACGCCGCCCACGTCGTTGATGGTGCAGACGGTGGACAGCGCCACGCCCTGCGCGGTGTAGAAGGCGTCGGGGAGCGGGCTCTCGTCGGCGGTCGGCGGGTCCACCGAGGCGCGGCCGGTCGAGCCGAATACCTCGACGGTCACGTCGCCGCTCGAGAAGTCGATCGAGGCCCGCTGCACCTCCATCGCCCTCGAGATGGACGCGCCAGCCTGGGTGAAGTCCCTGACATTCGGCAGGGCGTTGCGGATGACGTCGCCCACCTCGAGCCGGTTGAGCGAATAGAGCAGCGTGATGCTTTGGGTGACCGGCGGTGCCGCGAATCGGTCCCGGAAGGCGTCGAGGCGGGTGCTGATGATGGAGTCGGTGTGGCGGGCGCCGGACAGACCCTTGAACTTCAGCTCCATCGGGTCGGCGCGGCCATGCACCGCAATCGATCCGGCATCCACGAACGCCGAGCGGCGGGTGAATGCATCGCCGTTCCAGTTCCAGTCGATCGACAGGACGTTGTGCATCCGGCCGAACTCATGGGCGAGCGACGACCAGCCAACCGCGTTGCGCTCGTCGATCGTGACGACCGGCGCGGCGTCCTCGATGATCTGGTTCATCCGCCGCAGACCGAGCGCGCCGTCGGAGTACACCGGCGAGAAGCACCCGAGCAGCATGAAGAGCTCGGACTCGAGGAAGCGCTTGGCGTCGGTCTTCTTCAGGCCAATGAATCGCGCCACGAACCCGGCGCTGTCCGAGGCTGGGTCCCACAGGTCCGTGCCGATGCCGGTGAAGTCCGAGGTTCGGATCAGGCTCGGGTCGATCCCGAGGTGCCAGTGCGCGGGAAGGCTCGCCGAGTTACCGTACAGCTCGCCGGTGAGGATCGCGTAGGCGAGCTTGACCGCCGGCAGCTCGAGGTAGATGCCCTCCTCGACCTTGGGTCGCCGATCCGCCAAGGCGCCCGCGTCCACCTCATGCGCGACGGCGCGGGTGTTCAGGACGCCGCGGGTGCAGCCGGTGAATGTGTCCGCCGTCTTCCCGGTGTAGCGAACCCACTCCTTGTCGATCTTGATGTAGCCGACGGACGAGCTCGGCGCATCGGACCAGCTCGTGCCGTGCAGCACCAGCTCGAAGCCGGTCGTGGACTGAACCGGGATGGTCGTCGCCGTCGCCGACACCGACTCGCGCAGAGTCGTGGTCTTCGGCTCGAAGACGTCCTTCTTCAGGGTACGGGTGATGTCCTCGCACTCGACCGAATAGACGCCGTTTTCGTACCGGGCGCGGCGGACCTCCTGCGTCTGGAAGAGCTGGAAGTTCTCGAAGTCGTCGTCATAGCCGATCCACAGCTCGACCAGGCGATCGCGCAAACCGGCGCCGGCGTCAAGCTTGGTGCGGATGGCGTTCGTGAACGCCGAGGCCACATCCGCCACGGTGAAGGACATCGAGCCGATCTCGGAGCGGCCCTCGTCCGGGACGATGCGCTGGCTGATCGCCGAGTGCATCTGCAGCACGTTCTGGATGACCGTCCCCGGCACGTTCGAGAGGCCCGCATGGGACGTGATGTGGATCGACGCGGTTTCGTAGGTGATCTTGATGACGCTCTTCAGCGTCTTGGTGGGCGCTTCGTTCTGCGCCCGAAACTCTACGGGGTCCTGGCGCACCGGCTAGACCTCGCGGATCTTGAAGGTGATCGTGTAGATGGCCGAGGCGTCCAGTGCGCCGCCGACAGCGCGGATGGTGTCCTCCAGCGCCTCGTCGATACGGATGCAGGTCACCAGGTTGTGCGGAGCGGCAATGGTTCCGTACATATCGAAACCGAAGCTCTCACCGCCCTCGACCGAGTCGAGGAACTCATGCACGGCGGCGAGCTCCGAGGCGCGGATCGGCCGCAGCGTGATCTGGCGGGTCACGTCGGCCCGGTGGTAGATCGTCTCGGTGGCGCCGCCCCTCGAGCGCTGCTCCGTCTTGACGATCTCGCGGGCACGCGGCGACGGCTGGATGCTGATCTCGAGGCTGTACTCCGCGCCGACCGTATGCCCGGCGACGACCGAACGCTTGGCGGTGTAGGTGAAGACGGCCATCAGGCGCCCGCCCCCAGGGCCTGCGCCTGCGCGCTGCGCGGGTTGATGACGATCACGTCTCGGTCGATCTCGCTCTTGAGGGCGTCCACGATGAACTGCCGGGTCTGGTTGGTATCGAACACGGGCCCCGCAAAAACCACCTGCAGGACGTTCTGGCCGGATGCGCCGGCGGGGCCTGCGCCGTCCTGGTCCTGCGTGAACACCGGGTTCGCCGGGGACCCCAGGGCCGCACCGCCCGAGCCGACGCCGGCGGCCTGGGCGATGCCGGTCGCGGCGATCAGGCCGATCTGCAGCTTGCCGAACGCCCAGATTTTCGCGGCCATCGGCGGGCCAGCGATCGGCCCGAGTTCGGCCAGGGCGCGCGTTGCGGCAGCGGCCGTGTTCTGGACGGCCTGCGCGATCATCAGGCCCTTGTTCAGGACGATGGCGGCGATCGCCGCGGCCTTGCTGCGCCCGGCGAGCGCCTGGAGCAGCCCGAGCGCGGCGCCGGCGGCGGCCTGCTTCTGCTCGAGGATGGCGTTCTCCGCGGCGACCGCCACGGCGATCTGCTGGTCGTACTGGCGCGTGACGGCGGCCAGGCGGTCCTCGCCGAACTGGAGGTCAGCCTCCTGCCACATCATCCGCCGCTCGAGCAGCCAGGCCCGTTCGCTCTCGAGGGCGGCTAGCTGGAGCTCGCTGAAGCCGCCGAAGCCGGCGGCCCCGGCGCCTGCGCCGAGCGTGGCGCCCGCGGCCTGGCGTGCGGCCGTGGCGGCCTGCTGGGCGGCGACGGCGGCCTCGGCCTTGGCGCGGTTGTTCTCGAGGATGGCGACGTACTGGTCGCTGATCTGCTGGAACGAGCGGACCTCGTTGAGCGCGGCCTGGGCGAGCTGGACGTTGGCCTCGGACGAGGCGCCGAAGGACTCGGACAGGTTGCCGAAGGTCAGCGCCTGGAGCACCCGGGCGCCGCCGGCGGCCAGGCCGAAGAAGGCCGCCTCGAGGCTCTTGGCGCCGTTGCGCAGGGTCTGGAAGGCGAAGAAGCTGACCGCCACCAGCTTGTCGAGCTTCTCGCGCAGCCCGTCCGCCGCGCCACCGGACTCGAGCAGGGAGTCGGCCACCGCCTGGACGAAGGGCGCCAGGGCGGCGGCGAACTGCTGCCCCGCCGCGCCGGCCGATGCCTGTACCCGCCCGAGCGCATCGTTGGCGCGCTCGATCTGCTTCGTGTCGATCCGGTTCAGCGCCAGGCCCAGCCGATCGACAGCCTCCTGCGCTTCATCGATGACCGGGCGACCCTGGCGGATCAGCTCGATCGCCTGCCGGCCGGACTCGCCGAACAGCGCGTTCGCGGCGGCCAGCTGGTCGGACTCGGCGGCCAGGCTGCCGATCGCGTCCGCATAGCGCAGGAAGAGCTCGTCGGGGCGGAGGTTGACCAGCTCCTGGGTGTCGAGCTTCAGCAGCTCGATGAACTTGCGCGCTTCGCCGGTGCCGGCAGCCGCCTGGCCGAGCCGCAGCTGGGCCTCGAGCAGGGCCTTGTCCATCAGCGACGTGGCGACGCCCGCTTCCTCGGCCGCAAGACGGAAGGCGCGGAGGCGCTCGGTCGCGACACCGATGCGATCCGCCGACTTGCCAAGCTCGTCAGCAGCGGCGGCTGCCGAACGCACGAAGGTGGTGACGGCGGCGGCGGACAACGCCACGCCCAAGCTGCCGAGCGCGGACCTCAGCTTGACGGTGGCCTTATCGACCGAGTCGAGCTCGCCCTTGGTCTTCCGCAGCTCGTTGATGGCCTGGCTGCCCTGGGCGGTGAGCTTGAATGCAGCGGTAGGGATCGAGGCCATGCTATCTCCGGGAGCGGATCTGCGGGTAGAAGTCGTCAGGCGCGAACCGCTTGCGCCCGCGGGTCTGCAGGGTGACGTTCGCGAACGTGGCGGCGATCATGCCGGCGCGCCAGTTGTCCATCTGGAAGCCGGCCGGCTCGAGGCGGAAAAAGGCGCGCCAGCGGCAGAACTCGGCCGAGGTCATGGCCGCCTGCCATTCTTCAACGGTACGGCCGCCGAGGTGGAAGGCGACCCGGTGCCAGTCCATCAGCTCCGGGTCGCCCTTCAGTTTCCCTCGGCGTCTCCGTCGGCCTCGGCGTGCAGGCCCGAGGCCTTGAGCACCGCCACGGCGAGCGCATTCAGCAGCCCGCCGTCCAGGCCCTTGATCGCGTCCGCCTTCTGGGCGAGCGTCTTGCCCGCCATGAACTCGGCGCCGTCTTCCGCGCACAGGCCGGCGGCGGCAATCCAGTAGTCCGGCGGGCCGTCACCGGTCTTCACCTGACGGAAAAACTCCGAGCGCAGGTCGCCCGACATGGACCGGACGTGGAAGGTGGCGTCCCCGAAGGCGACGGGCGTGACCTTGCGCGCACCGGCGCGCTGGAGTTGCTCGAGCAGTGCGTCGGGCATCTATCAGGCCTCCGTCACGGTGCCGGTGACGTTGATGGTGAAGCTGATCTGCTTCGGGCCCTGCTGGCCGGCGGGCGCCTCCTGCTCCTCGTAGGCACCGAGCCAGCCGACGAAGTTCTGGACCAGGCCGTCCGGGTGGGTCAGCCGGTAGTTGCGGAGCTGGCCTCCGACCACGCCCTTGTCAGCCTGCATGAGGATCTGCCCGGCGTCGGTGCGGTTCTTGTTCAGCGTGCCGGTCACGGTCTGCTGATTAAGCCGCCCGCCGATCGACTTCGGGGCGCTCGAGCTGTGCTCGTAGTAGGTCTCTGCCTCCTGCGTCCAGCTCGGCGGCGTGATGGTCGATAGGTTCCCGACGGTGGTGAAGGTGTCGGACGCAGGCGCCTCGAGCGGCAGCGTGGTGTCGGTCCCGATGGCCAGGACGTAGTTGTAGCCTTTCGCAAAGACGGGCATGGTCAGGTCTCCGGGTCAGTGAGTGGGTGCGTGTACAGGACGGCCCAGCGGAACACCTGGGCAACCGCGATTCGCTCGCCGCCGGTGGCCGGCGTCGGCTTGTTGGCGGCCACGGGGGCGATCCGCAGGACGTAGGCAAGGCCAAGCGTCGGATCGGCGGCCAGCGCCTGGTGGATGATGGCGCGCTGCTCGAACAGCGCAGCCATCGCCGAAGGGCCGTCCGGGCCGGCCTCCACGAGCGTGATCTCGACCTCGAGCAGGGACGCCATCTGGCCGAAATCGCCGGCCTCGTCGGTCGTGTCCTCGCCGACGTTGACGATGGTCGCGGGGATCTCGAGGGCATCCTCCAGCGACAGGAAATGGTGCGCGAGCACCTCGCGGCCGAGGGCCGTCTCGAGGGTTGCGCGGATGGTCTCAATGATGACGGCGACGCGGTGCATCAGGCCCCCAGGACGACCCGGACCATGCCGGTGCCGTCAGGCTCGAGACGCCGGACGATGAACGTGCGGCCGTCTGACAGGCGCAGCGACGCGCCCTTACCGAAGTGGGCACAGTCTGATTCCTGCGCCCAGGCCGACGGCGTGCGCGCCTCGGCCTCGATTTCGCCGGCGTCGAGGGTCTCGTAGCCGTACTCGAACACGACCGGGAACGTCCGGCCGGCGACGGTCGCGCAGACACCGCCGCCGAGCGCACGCAGCATGGCGATACGGTCGGCGGCGGTTTCCACGTCAGACGATCTTCGGCTTGGCGTTGACGGCCACGGCCACCAGTGCGCCGGTGATGCCCGTCATGGTGCCGACGTAACCGAGGAAGCCGCCGACGACCTTCTTCGGGTCGAGCGAGATCGACTCCGTGGCCTTGCCGACCGAGCCGCCGGCGATGGCGTTCGTGTCGATGGTCACGGTCGGGAACGTCGCGCCGGTGATGTCCTGCGCGCCGGTGCCGTTGACGTCGCTCGCGTACTGGAGCTTGCCGGCCAGCGAGCCGGTGCCTGTGAAGGCGCCGGTGACCTGGGTGATGAGCAGCTCGCCATCGAAGCCGCGCACATCGAGCCACTGGCCGGAGCCAGAGGTCGCTGCGCCGGTGTTGGCCGCCGACTTCGGCGGCAGGATCTGACCGCCACGGGCGGCCGATGCCTGACTGTTAAGCATGAGATTTCTCCTTCTTGCCGGGCTTGGCCGGCGTTACGGTTTCGGATTCGGGGGCGTCGGCGGCGGGCGGTGGATCGGTGTATATCTCCACTGCCCGGATGCTGACGAGGAACTGACCGGTTGCGGCATCCGTCTCGCCGACATCCCCGGCAGCCAGGTGGCTGCCGGGGCCGAGACAGACGCCGCGCAGCGCGCGGACCTTCATCGCGTTACGCCGACAGGCTGGTGCTGACGACGAAGGCCTGCGGGTAGCGGATCATCGTGTCCACCATCCACATGGCCCGGATGCCAACGCTGGCGGTGTTGAACCGCGTCCCGCCGTTGTCGGTGCTGAGCTCGAGCACGCCCCACTCGCCGATCACCAGCTCGTCCCACGAGCCGAAGATCAGGTTGCCGGATGCGAGCTGCTCGCTCGACATGGCTCGGAAGCCCACCAGGGTCCCATCGAACAGGGTGCCGTCCCACAGAGGGGTATCTGTGCCGCTGAACCGCTGCTTCTGCATCAGCACCACGGCGCCGGCGGTGTTCGTGACGAATCCCGGGTTGCCGCGGATGGCGTTCGCCGACCCGGCCGTGCTCGGGAAGGCCAGGATCTTGGCGTAGGTGGCTGACGAAGCATCCTGGCCGGTCGTAACGCCGGTCGTGTTCTTGATGCCGAGCGGCTGCGCTCCGCCGATACCGTTGATGACTGCGTTGTCCACGCCGTCGATCGCCACGTTCGCGGCCAGGTCCGCCATCACGAACGCCTCGGCCGACTGGCTCGACTGAGCCAGAAGCTGCTCCGAGACCTCGGTGATCGCGATGCAGGTCTTCGGCGTCATGCTCAGCTGACCGAGCGTCTGGTCCGCAGCGGTCACCGAGGAGTGCTCGCCGGCCTGCCAGGTCACCGACGGTTTGCCGGTCTGGCGGGCGAAGGTGACGTTGCCGGTCAGGCCGCTGAGCACGCGGGCGCCCATGGACATCGCGACGGACCGATTCCGCAGGATGTCGATGAAGCCGAGGTTCTCGACGTTGACCAGGTAGCCACCCTTGGAGCCTGGCGAGGTGGCGAGTGCGCGGCTTGCGGCCTCGACACCGACCGGGCGCTGGAGCACTTCGGCCGGGATCAGCATCGAGGTGGTCAGTTCGCGGCCGAGCGTCTTGGCGAGGGCTCGCGAGCATTCGGCCTCGAAGCCGGCGTCATTCACGAGACGCGGATTCTGAGCGCCGAACTTCAGCGCGCGGATCGCCTTGAACAGGCTGTAGCGGCGCGTCTCGGCCGACGTGAGACCGAGCTCCGTGGCGGTGGCGGGGCGATGCTTGCCGCGCTCCTCCATGACGTCGAGGATCTCCTTCGCCACCTGCGCGAGAGAGGTGCCGTTCTCGACCCACTGCCGCTCGACGCGGGAGTCGATCTTGTTCGACTTGCAGAGGTTGACGATGGCCTCCCTGCGTTCACGCTCCGCCTCGATGGCGGACATGTTGGGGGCCTTCTGGTCGGCGCTTGCGCCCGCCGCGGCGTTGTCCTGGTTGGACATGCTGCTCACTCCTGCGGCGGTGGCCGCGTTGACTGAAATTACTCGGACATCAAACTCCTGCTCGCCCGCCCGGCCGAGGCCGACCGTCGGGTCCGCGGGAACGGTGACCAGGGACGCCTCGTAGGGCTCCCAGTCGGTGACGCGGAACTCGCCGCTCTTGCGGTCCTCCTCGGCGTCGTGGATGCGGTAGCCGACCGACACGTTGCGGAGCCCGCCCTCGAGCCAGCGGGACACCTCCTTGGCGCGGTCGGTGTCGAACAGATGCGCGGTGACGGTGAGCTTCCCGTCGCGGACGTCGCCGGTATCGACCATGCCGACCGGGTCGTCCCAGTTGTGGTTGACGAGCAGCGGCATCGTCCCGCGGGTCAGGCGATCCATCCGGATCGATCCCGGCTTGTGCGAGAGCACCTCGAGGCCGAAGCCGCGCTCGACGGGATGCTCGCTCGAGAGCGAGAACTTGAGGCGGGGCGGGCCGTCGGCGCGAGTTTCGATCTCGCACGCCTCAGCCTCCCGCAGTTGAAGCGGGATCTTTCGCGTTTCCTTCATTGGTTACTTCCTCAGTGCAGAACGCGGGCCGGGATGGGCTGGTCGCCCTCCTCGGCGTCGTCTTCCGGCTCTTCAGGTGCCGGCGGGGGTGCCGGCGGGGTCGGCTCGGGCTTCTCGTAGGCTTCCGGCGATGTGTCGAAGGTCAGGCCCTCGGCGTCCATCTGGTCGAGCTCGCGGCGGCGCTGCTTCAGCACCTCCTCGATGTCGCGCCCGCCGCCGGTCTCGGCGATGACGTCCGCCACCGTCGTGAAGCCGGCCATGACCGCTTCTTTGTAGGCGGCGACCTCCTTGGTCGGGTCCACCCAGGACCAGCCGCGGGGCTTGAACGAGACCGCCTCGAACTTCGACGGGTCGGCGGCGTATTCGGCCAGGCCGACGCCGGGGATGGCGCGCGCCAGCACGGCCTGGCGCAGCCAGACACGGTGTACGCGCTCGCGGAAGCCGCGGATAAACCACTGCTGCAGCGCCCGCCAGTGGCTGCGGTCCTCGACCAGCGCCAGGCGGGCGCTGCTGTAGTTCGATTGCGAGTAGTCGCGGGACAGCGACTCGTAGGACGTACCGACGCCGGCCGCCATCTCGCGAAGCATGTAGCGTAGGAACGGATCGAGCGCCGAGTTCGGGCGGTTCGGGTTGATGAAGTTCAGCTTCTGACCCGGCGGCAGCTTCTCGACCATGCCCGGCTCGAGCGGCAGATGGTAGGTGCCGTCCTCCTGCTCCTCGCCGAGCGCCGCCGTTTCCTCGTCGCTCTCGATGGTGCCGAAGTACATGGACGCGGCACGGGCGGCGACGATCTCCGCCTCGGTGTACCCGTCGATGTCGGCCAGCTTGCGGATCACCGCGTGCATCCACGGCTCGCCGCGAACCTGCGGCCAGCGATCGATCAGGCGCAGGTGGATGATCTGGTCGGCGGGGACGCGCTCGAGGCGGTCCGAGCGCGTCGTGTCCTTGCGGATCTCGCCGGGGTGGCGCTGATAGATCCAGTACGCGACCGGCCGGTAGAACGAATCGACCTCGATGCCGTCGAGCACCACGTTGCCGGCGACGACCGGTCCGGGCTCGGCGTAGCCGTCGGCCAGCCGCTCGGCCTCGATCAGCTCCAGCCCGAGCGGGACCTTGGAATCCCCGAAGGCGCGGTAGTGCTCGCGGATCAGGACCTCGCCGGCCTCGAACACCTGGCCCATCGCCTGGCGCTCGAGGTCCTGGAAGTGCAGCTGCCCGCCGGTGTGGCAGCGATCCGCCCGGCACCAGTCCCACCAGGCCCACTCGATCGCATCGTTGACGGCTTCGCGCAGGCTGTCGCGGGTACTGCGAACCTCGGCCTGCATACCGATGCCGGTGCCGATGACGTTGTCCACGACGATCTTCTTCGCCCGCTTGGCGTAGGCCGAATCGCGGACGAGCTGGCGCGAGGCTGAGCGCAGCCGCTGCAGGCTGACGGAGAGCTCCGCGTTGGCCGTGGTATTGGTGCCGCCGAGGCCGAGGTGCGTGCGCGATGGCCGCGCCGCGGCGTACATCCGCTGCAGTCCCCTGCCGGGAACGCGCCGGTCTTCGCCGATCAGTGCGCGCCAGGCGCGAGTGAAGCGATTAGGCACGGTAGTTCATCCTCGTGTACAGGCGGCGCTGCCGGTAGCGCGGGATTCCCTTGTCCTCCGCCCGCTCCCGCTTGACCTCCGCCTCGAGCTTGTCCCGGTACACCACGAGCTCTGCGCGGTTCCACCGCGACAGGCTGCGATTGCCGAGCGAGTAGTTCGCCGCGGCCAGGTTGGTCGGGTCGCGCAGGTAGGCGTTGATCGCGTCGAGCTCGATCTCCCGCTGACTGCGGTGGTCGACGTTGCCGGCCGCGGCCGGGTTGACCTCGACCTCGAGCCAGCCCTGCTCGATCGTCTTGCGGACAGAGTCGGCGATCCGCGTCACGACCCGGCGCCAGCGATAGGCGCCCACCTTGTAGGCCGCCGTGGTCGCTGCCGCGACCGTCGCGGCGTGCGTCGCGCCGTCCGCGACTGCCGGCACGGCGAAGTTCGCGTCCAGCCGCTCGAAGTACCAGGTCGCCTCCCACACGCCGGCTGGATAGTCCTCGAGCTCGCGGGCCCACTCCCAGGTGTCGCCGGCGATCAGCGTCTCGGGTACTTGCGTCGGGGTCGTCACGTCACCTCCATGAGCGCACCCACGACGGGCGGCGCATCACTGGCTTCGGTTTCTGGCCCGGAGCTGGGGCTTCGGCCGCCGGCTCCGGTTCTGGTTTCGGCGCTTCGTGCGCCGCGGTCTCCGCCCGCGTCACCCGCCGCCGCAGCAGCTCGGCGCCGCCGCGGCCCTGCAGGGCGCACCAGGCGTAGACCGTGCAGTCGAGGCCCTCCTGGCGGATACCGGTCTGCCGCGGGCGCCACAGCCGCACCCGGCGGCCCTGGCTCACCCGGTGGACCACGGTTTCCGATGTCAGCTGCTCGAGCCACTCCTCGTCGGTGTCGGCGTCGAAATGGACGTAGCCAGGGCCCGGCTCGATCACCCGGCGCAGCCGCTGATAGAGCACGTCCTTGGCCGTGTCCACGCCGATCGGCCACACCTGGCCGACCTTCGCCTTGCTGGCCTTCTTCGGCCAGGCGAGGCGGCCCTGGCCGGCCACGCCCTTGACGGCCCATACCCGGAACCGCTTGCGGGCGGCGCAGTAGCGGTAGACCTGCTCGGTGAAGTGACCGCCGGAGTCCACCGCGCAGGCCTCGATCAGGAGCTCGCGACCATCGTCCGTGGCCCACCGCCGGCGCAGCAGATCGTCATGCTCGCGCCACAGCGCGGCGCCGCCCGGGTCTCCGCGGAGCACAATGTGCTCGACGCGCCAGGCCTCCTCATCGGCGCCCCAGCCCCAGACCACAGTCTCGAGGCGGTCATCCTGGACGTCGGTGCCGGCGGTGAGCAGTTGCACACCGGGCGGCAGGCTGTGGGCGGTGTAGGACTCCACCCGGCCGGTAAGGCCGGAGGCCTCGAGCTTCTCGCCCGCGTCTTCCCAGGTCTCGCCGAGCGCGGTGTTGATCCAGGTCTGCAGCGTCTCCGGCAGGCGCTTGGCCTTCAGGAAGCCGTCCGCCATATCGGCCCATGTGGACCAAGGCGAGTACAGCTCGCTGATGTGGAACCCCGCCACGCCGGTGAACGGCCGGCTCGACCGCCACTCGCCGCGGGCGAGCATCTCGGCCTTGTGGCCCTCGCCGAGCTCGGCGGCACAGTGCTGGCAGACGTAGACCGCCTCGTGCGGCCGGCCGTCCGGCCAGCGGACCTGCGACCACACCAGGCGCTGGTACTCGCCGCACTCCGGGCAGGGCACGAAGTAGTAGCGCTGGTCCGACTGCTCGAACCCCACCTCGATGCGTGAGCTGCCCTTGATCGTCGGTGTCGAGCCTGCCAGCACCTTGCGATTCCAGAATGTCCGGGTCCGCTTGATGCCCAGGCTGATCGGGTCGCCCTCCGTCCCGGCCGAGGTCGGGAAGCGGTCCACCTCGTCGAAGAGCACGATGCGGATCGGCCTCGAGGCCAGGCCCGCGGGACTGTTGGCGCCGGCCACCGTCAGGCGACCTCCGGCGAAGGTCTTGTGCAACAGGGTGTTCCCGCTGTCTCGCGCCCTGGCGTCGGCGATCTTGCCGCGCAGCGCCGGCGTGTCCCGCAGCATCGGTGCGAGGCGGTCCTTGGACCAGGCCTCGGCCATCTCGAGCGTCGGCTGCACCAGCAGGATCGGCGCCGGGTCCTGATCCACGTGGAACCCGATCACGTTGTTCAGGATCTCGGTCCAGCCAACCTGGGCGGACTTCTGGACCCAGACCTCCTTCACGGCCGGGTCCGAGACCGCGTCCATGATTCCCCGCTGGTACGGCGCCCGGTCAGTCCTCCAGTGCCCGGGCTCGGCGCTGCTTTCGCTGCTGAGTCGCCTTTCGCGGTCGGACCACTCGCTCACCGTCAGGGTCGGCGGCGGCTTCAGCACCGTCCGCACTTCCCGCCACACCCTCAGCACTGCCGTCGGGTCGAGGCTCGTACTCGGCGAGCTCGGCGAGTGCGGCGTAGACCTCGGCCCGGATCGCCGCTGCGATGACGTGTGGGTCTCCAATGTTCACCAGCTGCGGGCCTAGCTTCGGGCCCAGGTTGAGGAGCCGCGCCCGCATGTTGGCGAGACAGTCGGCCCAGAACTTCGTGACGACCTTCAGGTCGGCGAGCCAGCCCTTGCGGACCGCGTTTTCGTGCTCGACCTTCTCGGCCTGCGCCGCGGCCAGCCGCTCGCGCTGATTGTCGAAGTCGCCGGACCCGGCGGCGCGGGCCACGAGCCAGGCCACGAGCTCGCGCGCGTGGTAGCTGCCGTCGCGATTCCGCGGCGCGTCCGCCCAGTCCCGCAGCGTCCGGGACGTCACGCCGCAGATTTCCGCGGCCTGCTGCTGCGTCAGCCTGGACAGGTCGCACATTTCGGAATATACGGAAGGAACCTAGAAGCCCCCGGAGCTACGCGAAGGCCGCGCCTCGTTAGACCCGCAGTGGGGACGCCCCGGGAAGGACCCGTCACGCTTTCATCCCGAGCCGGCGCAGCTCGAAGTTCAGCTCCTCGCGCAACCTCTTCGGCATTGTCCGTCCCGCCTCTTCGCGCATCGCCTGAACGATGGGCTCCTTCAGGAACGTGCTCGGGATCGATGGCCCGTAGAGCTTCTTGATCGGCAGGCGCTTCCTGCCCTCTCGAGCAAAGACGTGGCCGCCGATACGGTCCACGACGAATGCGCGGTTGCCATTGTGAGCGACCCGCTTGCGGCCGCCGGGCCCCACCTGCACGGTCACGCCCGCCTTCGTCTTTCGGGCGCCATAGTCGCGCAGCGGGATCGGCCTGCCGGACGCCACCACTGATGCTTCTGGTAGTCGGCGCTTGGCGCGCTCGATCTTCAGCTGCTCACGGATCGTGCCCGCCTTGAGGCCTGGCCGCTCCTTGCGTATCTGTCGGGTGACGTTGGCGCGCACGGCTGTGGCCGTCTTGTTCAGCGCCCTGGTCATGGCCGCAGGGAGAGCCTGGCGCTCGAGGTCCGTCAGGGCCCTCTCGACCTCTCGAGCGTCGAAGCTGACGTTCAGGCGCATTACCCCACCACTCGCGGCCGCTCGATCTTGAGCGTGAAGGTCAGGGCCTTGACCGTGGCGTCGCTGAATGTGCCCGCAATCGTCACGGTGTAGGACTGCCCGAGAATGCCGCCCGAAATGAACGCCCGGCTTGCGGTCGGCGAATTCGTCGGCGTGCTGATCGTCAGGCCCGATCCGGTCCACTGAGCATTTGCGATAGTGCGCTCGATGGAATCGCCCGTGGGCGCCTCGCACGTCCACACCACCGAGCCGTCCCGGACGGTCTGCCCTGCGGTTGTCGGCCATCGGGGCTCTTTGGCGGCAGTCCTGCCGGCCACGGTTGCCCGATACTGGAAGCCCGTCGCGCTGACAGGCTCGACCGCGGTGCCGAGGTTGTAGTCAACGCCCGGCTCGCGGTAGCGCACGCAGTGGGCGCGGAAGTCGGCCGTGTAGTCGAGTTCGTCCTGCGGGTCCTGGCTCTTAATCACGCTTGGCCTGCTCATATGGTGCGGCTCTCCGGGGTCGCGTAGATACGCCGCAAGGTCGGCTCGACAATCAGCGTCCTCTCATCCGGCGTCGGTGGCAGTCCGGTGCGCTCAAATGCCGTCAGCGTCACCCCTTCCAGCGTGACACTCAGCCCGCCCTCGACCTCGCCTAGCTCGCCATCGGCCTCAAGCGTGACGCCTTGCAGCGTCAGCGCCGCAACGCCGAATATGGCCGGCGCATCCTGCACGCTGGCGTTGGCGGTAAAGCCGATGCCGTCGAGCGTTGTGGCAAGGCTTCCGTCAGGCTGTGTGCCGCCCGATCCGCCGCCCGTAGCGCCCGCGAGCTGCAAGGTCGCCTGCGGCTCGACCACCGACGTGACCTGTCCGCCGCCCGTGACGCCCCGCAGCGTGGAGTTCAGGCTGCCGGCGTACTCGAAGAATTCCGCCGCCGTTGCCTGAAGCGTGACGCCCTCAACGGTCGCTTCCCATGTCGCCGTGATGTCCGGCGTGCCGGTTGCGGCGAGGGTCAGTCCGTCCAGCGTCGCCGTCAGCGTCGCGTTCGGCGGGTCCTCGGCCGTGCCCGTGGCGGATAGCGCCACACCCGTCAGCGTCGCCGTCAGATTCGGCGTGGCCGGCGGATAGTTGAAGGTCGTGACTAGGTGCCGGACCTTCGACTTCGCGTACTGCTGTTTCGGCTTCGGGAACGCCTCGATGCGCGTCTCATTACCGAGGTAAAGGTCATATTCCAGTTCAGCGAAGGCGCCCGAGGCCGTCAGCGTGACGCCGGCCAGGGTCGCATTCAGCGAACCATCAGCCTGCGGTATCGTCGGCGTGACGACGTTGTTTCCGACGATAGCCGCGTAGCGTCTGCCAGCCGTCGTGGTCTGCGTAACCGTCGTGCGGGTCGCCTTGCGGGACCGCAGCAAGGCGGTTTCCAGGATCGCGTCGGTGACGCCCGTCGCCGTGAGGCTGATGCCGCCTAGCGTGGCGCCGAAATCCGCCGTGACTTCCGGCTGCACGATTTCGACCGGCGCAAGGGCGTAGCGGCGGCTCGACGTGACCCACGTCTCGGTCGCAACGCGGCCGGTCTTGCGCCAGCGCAGCGCATACAGCGAAACCGTATCCTCGGTTTCACCGCTGGCCGTCAGCGTGACGCCCGCAAGCGTCGTCGATGCCTGCGACGTAATCTGCGCCGCAGAACCATCGGCGGTGACGACGGCGCCACTAAGCGCCAGCGTTGCGTCACCCGCAACAGTCGGCGCGGCATCAGCCGTGACCGTTGCGCCCGCAAGGCTGACGATTGCAGTCGCTTCACCAGGCGCGCCGGCTGGAATCGTGAGCAGCAGCGGTGCCGAAAGCCGGTTAGCCCTGACCGTCGTGACCGTCTGCGCGTGGACGTTCTCGGTCGGCCGCAGCGTGACGGCTGGCGCAGCGCCGGCGTTTACCGTCGCATCGGCTGATAGCGTTGCGCCGGTTAGCTGTATCTCGTTGAGCGGATCGCCGCCTGGCAATACCAGCAGCAGCAGCGCGGCGAGCTTGCTTGCCTTTGCGACCGTCGTGGTCTGCGCGTGGACGTTCTCGGTCGGCCGCAGCGATACGGTCGGCGTGATGTCAACCGAAACCGTCGCATCGGCTGTGGCCGTGACGCCGGCGAGGTTGGCCGTGGCATCGCCACTGATGACCGCTTCAGGCCGAAGCCGCAGGAAGCCCGTCGGGCCGCTGCCGCTCGCGCTGATCGTGTAGCTGAACGTCGGCGCTACGTTTGGCGTGCCGCTGACGCTGTTGACCGGCGCGGTGTTGATGATGTGCCGATGGTCGTAGCCGTTGGTGACGGCCGTATCGGCGCGGTTCGTGATCGTGCCGAACGTGACATCGGTGGCGCTGATCGCGCGGCTCGTGGCCGTGCCGGTGTCGATGTTCTGCGCGGTGGCGAACAGCAGCAGGTCGCCCGCGAGGAACGTCAGGTTACTACTGGCGGTCGCGCTGTAGCCGGTGCCGTTCGTCGTGTACGCGCCGCTGGCCCACGCTTCGGTAACGCGGAAGCCGGCTGCGGGCTCGATGCGGACAATCGAGCACCGCATCGTATTGTTGGTCGTGCCAGCGAGCGTGACCGTGATGGTCCCGGACTCGCTGCCGGTGACGGTATCCTTGCGGAACACCGTGACCCGGCGCGTGCCGACATCCGCCGTGCCCCACGTGCCGGTGCCGCCTTCCAGCGTGCCAATGTTCGTCCAGCCGCCGCCGGTGACAGCCCAGTCAGTACCGGCCGTATTCGAGCGTCCGGTGCAGACGAGGTAGAGGGCACTATTCGCCGTGATCCCGGACGGGTACGACGGCGTTGCGCTGGTGGTGCCGCTGGCACCCGTGCCGATTGCGCCCCAGGATAGGCTCATGGGGCTGGATTCCGCAGTGAGCCGCCGGTCAATGGCTTGACGCTAACGGCCACTGCGGACCTCCAATGTTGTGCTTTCCCTCTCGGGAAAACGATTACTCGCTGAAGTACACCGTGCACGAACCGTTGCGCGACGCCGCAGGCGCCGAGGCAAGGTTCAGGCCGATGCGGGCGCCGCCGGGGACGATGATCTTGAGTTCCTCAAGGCCGAACAGCTCGTCCACGGGGACCACGAGGTTCTGCTGGTACGTCCACAGTACATCGCCCGCCGAGCCCGGCGTGGTGACGTTGCGGTTGACCGTGCACGCGGCCGCAACCGTGTTGCGCGAGTACAGTGCGCGCGGCGTGACAGCCGTGCCGCCCGAGCCGGCCGTGGTGCGGCGCAGGATCTGGAGCCGCACGATTTCCTGCGCGGTGACGCCCCAGGAAAGCTCAATGCGGTGAATCTTGACCGGGACAGCGGCGGCTGCGGTGATCTCGATGAGATCCTGGGTGGCGCCGATGCCGATGTTCTCAAACGAGACCGAATAGTTAAGGCCGCTCATGTCTCAGACTCCTAGTGCTGAATGATCTTGCGTGATACGAAAAGCTGACGGCGCGGGACCAGCAGCACGTCGTCGGATGAAATGAAGCTCACGGGGATGCCTTCCGCGTTAGAGGCGGCGCCGTCCGTCGTGACGAACAGGTAGTACGTGGTGTCGTAGGCCAGCGCGCCGCGAGTTGCCGTGATGTCGATCTCGGTATCGCTCCAGCCCTCGCTCTGTACCGTCTGCGTCACCGCGCCCGTCGCCGGGTTGCTGCTGCTGGTGCCGATGCGTACCGATCCCGTTCCCTGCGATGCGCCGAAGCCCGTGCCCGTGATCGTGACCGAAGCGCCGGGGGCGAAGGTGGACGGGGAGACGGTGGTGATGGCGGGGCCGGAGGAGCCTTCTAGCAGGGCGATGCCGCCGATGACAACGCGCTCGTCAGAGCTGACGTTGACCGATCCAGAAACGGAATCCGTGCTCGTCAGGCGGCGGTGAGACAGCACGAGAGTGCTTTCACGCGCAGCGATGAGCGTGTTTGCAGATGCGTTGCCCAAGCACTGTACGCCGAACGTGCTGATGCCGATTGACAGCAGCAGCGCAGGCTGCGCTGATAGCGTGCCAAGCGCAGGGCCGTTGCGGTCGCCGGCGCCTGGATAGTTGTAATACTGCACGCCGATGGCGAGCAGCACAGACGAAACATCCGCCAGCCCGGACACCTCCACCGCGCAGACGCCAATCACATCGGAATTCGCGCCGATGGTGTCGGTGAATGAGCATGCGGTCGTTGCGGCAGTCGTACACTCAGCCGCGAATACATGCACCTGCTTGGACGCTCCGCCTGATGCGTTCGGGATCGAGAAGCCGATGCGCGTGAAAGTCTCGCCACCAGAGCGGGCAGCAGTCGGAGCGGCGTCAACGGTCGGTGATGCGTCCCAGCGGTCCACTATCCCGACAATCAGCAGCATGTTTCCCGGCGTGGTGTTGCCGGGGAAAACCGGGGTGGTGCCCGTGCCGCCCGTGACGCTACCGTTCCAGCCGGTCGTCTGGACAATCGAGTAAGCCATTACACTGCGCTCCTGAAGGGATGCGGGTAGGTGTACTTGCTATAGCCGGGCTTCGCTGCACCACTGGTAATGAGATCGCGGCCTATGTTCGCGCCCGGCGTGCTACCAGAGCCGCCGACTGAACTAGCGCGCGGCCCGCTGTTGTTCCAGAAGTAAATGGGATCTGATACGTAGGCAGATCCATTGTGTCCGCATCCGGCCTGCCGAGGCTTCGGCCAGCTCGATCCGTCCCAACTCATATTGTTAGTGCCGGATTCGATTGCGCACTGAAAAAGTGACGGCTGGCTGTAATCCCCTGTCGTCGCATTGTTCGCCACGTTGTCAGTAAAGACGCCGTGGCCAGCGCGGAACCATGTGTAGCGGCCCGCAAGGTTTCTCGGCTGAGTCGATGACGAGAAAGTGTTGTTATAGAACTCGATGAATCGGCCACCCCACGATGACGTAAACCCGTGGGTAATCCACGGAGAACCGTTCAGCGTGCAGTAACGGACGACAACCCGGCCCCTGTCATCAACGTCATTCGACTGCGTAAGGTGGAAAGTCGAATCCTCAATGTAGACGTTCTGGTCGCCGTTCGTGTCGAGCGAACCAAGCGTGCTGGCCGTAGTCCACGCACGCGGCGACTTGAAGTGAATACACATACCCGCGATGTCAGGGCCGACATCAGACCCGCTTGCGGGGAACGACGAGCCATCAATGCGGATGTTCCAGGCAACGCCGCCAGTGCAGAGCCACACAATAACGCCAACGGCCTCCGCTGAACCAAAACGGCTATTGTTCTGAAAGGCGCAGTCCCAAATAAGCGGGACTTTGCTGCCAGTGCCCTCAAGCCTTATGTAAGGCGCAGTAGTACCGCCAGCGTTAAACCTAATGCCGCCCACGCCACCGTGATGCGAGTTGCCGGTGTTGAATGTAAAGAGCGGCGTCCCTGACGATGCGTTCGTAATCGTCACGTTGCGCGTCATCGTTCCGCCGCTTGTCGGAGTGATGTTCTGCGCCCGAATAATGATCTGCTTCGACGTGGTAATGCCGCCGTTCCAAGTGGCCGTGCCATTCGGGATCAGCACCGTGTCGCCGTCCTGCGCGGCATTCACGGCGGCTTGCACGTCGGCAAGGGAGGCAGAGGCAGCGGTAATCGTCCCGCCCACGCTCGCCGCGCTCGTCGTCGCATTCGCGCTCGCGCTCCACGCGCCGAAGTTCCCGGCGGCGTCTCGTGCCCGCACGCGGAAGTGGTACGTGGTCGAGGCCCCGAGGCCCGTAGCGGGGTAACTCGTGACGTTGCCGACATCCTGCTGCCACAGGTTCGCCGTGAAGCCCGCGTCGGTGGCGCGCTGCACTTCGTAGCTGGTCACGCCCACGTTATCCGTGGCGTCGTTCCACGTCAGGCTGATCGAACTGGACGAGAGGGCCGTAGCCGACAGGCCGGTGACCTGCGAGGGCGGCGTGCCATCCACCACGGCCGGCGCCATCGGCCCGACGTACTGCGTGGCGATGACGATGTTGTCATACCACTTGTCGTTGATCTGCGAGGACGCCTGCGAGCCGTTCTGGAACTCGACGCGATCAAGGCGTACAGCCGTCGAATCGCGGAATCGGACATTCTGCCAGTCCGCGACCAGCACGCCGTCCTGCCACACCGCCACGCGCCCGTCACGTTGCCCAGGCGTATTGAGCTTCACCATCAATTCGGAGCAAACCCACTGCCCGCGAGGCGGGACGATCTCGGGCCGCGCCACGAAGTTCGGGCCGAAGCCGCCGTCCGGGCCGTCGCCGTTCGTCGTGCGCCCGCTCGGATACCAGTTCTCGCCGTAGGCGTCGTTCTGCTCGGGGTGGTAGATGTACAGGCGGTACTTGCCCGGTTCCGCAGCGTCCCCGTAGTTCACGGCTTCCCACAAGATGGCCGCGAAACTCGCGCTCGGACCCTGCCCCGGCCCCGTGTAGCGGCCCGTGATCGCGATGCCGTTGTGCCCGCCGGGGTTGAAGCCCGCGTAATTAGCGGCAAAGCGCGTGTAGCAGCGGACGAACAGCGTGTCCTGGTCCGCGATGTTCTTTACCACCGCGTTCGACACTTCGGAACCGCTCTGCGGCATCCGCAGGCGCAGCGAGCGCGTGCCGCTGAACGCCTGCGCGGTGTCGATCAGCGTATTGCCCGCTTGGAAGTAATTGTTCCAGTTGCCAGAACTGGTGAGTTGCGAAGTGGTCGTGTAACTCTCGAAAGTGTCCGCGAAGATGACCGCCGCATTCCCCGTGATGCCGCCGTCAGCCGGATAGGCGGCGGCAAGGCCGTCACCCTCGGGTAGCGGCGGGAACAGCAGCGCCTCACGAGCCGCAAGCGTCGCCCCGCGCAACGTCGAGGCGAAGTTCGCCGGCGACGGCCCGGACGGCGGCGGCTCTATGAACGCTCGCGGGACGGGACGGACCTTGCGGCGCGACACGGGTCAGGCGTTGCCTTCGTTGAACGTCCAGCCGTCCACCAGCACCTGCTGACCCGAGGCGAGCGAGGTATTGTTCAGCTCCAGCAGGCCCACGGCGTCCTCGACGTAGTCCCACGCGGCCGTGCCGTCGCTGATGTTCGTGCCGGTGCCGGTCGGCCCGCCGCTGCTGTTGCTCGTGCCGTTCGTGACGCAGACGTACACGTTGCTGCCGTTCACGACGCGATGGCCGATGCTGTAGGCGGTCGATGCCTGCCACACCTGTGCGCACGGACCCTGCGCGTGGCAGGTCGTGCCGTCCGAGGCATACAGGCGCCAGTGGCCCGCGAAGCCGGTGGCGTCGGCGGACGCATCCTGCCAGGTGCCGGACTTCGCCTTGCTGCCCGAGCTGGCCGCGGCCATCCAGTCCGACGGAAGCGTCATGTCCGCGAGCGCCGTGCCGGCGTTGGCAGACGCACACGAGGCCGGCTTCGTGCCGGTGCGGATCATCAGCCGCGCCGACGTGCCGACGCTGGATTCGATCTGGTCGAGCCGGGCGTTACGCACCAGCACGCTGAACTGCAAAGCCATGGTCACTCCTCGCGGCTCTGCCGCGCTTGATGCTGACGAAGAAAAGCCCGCGCGAGGCGGGCGGAGGCCCGCGCGCATGTCGAACACGCAGGCATGGGGATAGGTGGCGCCGCACCGGCCGGCAGGACAGGGAGTGGATCGTGCGTGTGCCGAGGGCGCCGGAAACGACGAAGCCCCGCACGAGGGCGGGGCTTCTGGTGGAGACACTGCTCCGGGGTCGAAATCTACGCCGGTGGCGCGGCGGCGTCAACCATCGTCGTCCTCGAGGTCGGTCGTGCGCTTCCTGACGTGCCCGACTCCGATCCGCACCCACTCCCGCATGGCCTCCCGAAGGTCCCGGTACTTCGGCGCCAGCTCGCGCTGCCAGCCGGCACCCTCCTCGCACGCCAGATGGGCATCCAGAGGTCGGACTACGTGGGCGTACAGCACCAGGGAGCAGAGCGCCTCATCGTACAGGTGCCCGCCGATCCGCTCCGGCCAGCGCCCGGCCTGGATCTTTCCCCGGGCGAGCTCGGCCAGGGCGCGGTACAGGCCGAACCGGCTGTTCTCGTCGCCGAGCACCAGGTAGTGCAGCGCGGCCGACACCCGCTCGCGGACCGGCGCGGGCACCCCGGCCTCCTTCATGCCGGCGAGCGCGAAGCCGACGTCCTCGGCGGTGAGGCCATCGCTGGTCCCGGCGCCGCCGAAGATCCGATCCTTCTCGAGCGCCAACCCTTTCGCAGTCCCGGCCATCAGCACCCTCTCAGGATCGCTCATTCCGCCCTCCCCGCCTCACCCGCCACCGTCCGTCCTCGCCGACCTCGATGAAGCCCCTGTTCTTCCAGTCGCAGACGACTTTCCCGACCGCATCCGGCAGCACCCGCGGCCACTGGATCCTGACCCAGCGGATCAGCTCGCCGATCCTGGCCGGGGCCTCGGCGAGGCGCCACAGCAGCACGTCAGGGAGCCTCACCATCGGCGGAGGCGCGGCGGGGGCGGCGGCGGGGGCGGCGGCGGGGGCAATGGTGGATTACCTTCCGCACGCTTGATGTCCAGGTAGTCGCTGATGATGTCGGCCGCCTGCTGCCAGCCGTGCGCCACCTCGGTCCGGTAACCGAACTCGGCCAGCAGGCGCAGCTGGTCGTTTTGGCCGTCGGTCGTGGGGTAGACCCTCACGCCTGGGGACGCGGGCCGCTTGAGTTCGATGAACAGCCCGCCGAAACCGTCGCGCGGGACGTGCAGCATGTAGTCGGGGAAGCTCTTCCGGACTCCCATGCGCTTGAGGCGGCCTGCCTCGCGCGGGTTGCGCTTGCCGCCGGCCGGGTAGTGGATCAGCAGCTCGCTGATCGGCCGGCCGCGGTACTGGCGGACCTTGGCCCAGGACATGAGCGCCATGGACTCGCCGTCCTCGATGTGACGGGGGCGACGCCGTGCCGCCTTCCTGGCCACCGCCTCGGCGACCCCGGCAGTCTGCAGTTGGCGCCAGGCGCGGCTCATCGCACCAGCCAGGCGGCGAGGTAGGCCAGGGCAGCCATGGCGACCCAGCCGACCAGGCCGAGGCCTACGCCGAGCACGATCCCGCGGGCCGCGGCGAGCGGATCGTCGCTCACGACAGCGCCTCCAGCGCGGCGATCGCGGCGGCGATCTTCGCCTGCCGATCTCGAAGATCGGCCAGCATCTGCTCGCGGATGGAGCGCATCCCCGCGTCGGCCGGCGGCGACACCTTGGGGCGCGTGCTGCCGACTTGGGCGAGGCTGGTGATGGCGGACTGGCTCATGCTGGACTTCCTCCCATTGGACTTGGCCGCGTTGGAGCGGCACTGAAGGCACTGCGCGATCGGGCGATTGTGTCGCTTGACCATCAGGTCGGCGGCCTTCCGCTCCCCGCAGGTCAGGCAGGTCTTTGAGTCTTCATCCGTGATCGCGGCGAGGGCGGCCAGCGGCGCTGGCCTGGCTTCCTGCGGCGGCTGGAGATGCGCATACGCGGGCCGGCCCACCATCGAGGCGCCAGGGCGCCCGACGTAGCCGAGATTCGTCACCAGGGACTTGTCGCGCGCCATGCCGCGCAGCGCGCAGTCCACGGCGTTTCGATCGTACTCGGCGAGCGCCTCGTAGACCTCGGCGATCGGCACCATCCGGGCCTCCGGCAGTGAGTCCATGATGGCGTCGCGGATCTTCACCGCGGGCCGGCCCCGGAGATCTGCGCGGCGAGCTCGCGCTCATCGACCATGGCACGCAGCTTCGCGGTGTCCTCGAGGTTCAGCTCGGTCTCGGTGACGGCGATGTCCGGCCAGTCCACGACGTCGAAGGAGGACACCTCGCCGGGCGCCTGCCGCCTGGCCTTCGCTTCGGCCCAGTCGAAGT